AAGCGATGGACCGGATCAGCGTCGAGGAAGTTACCGCTGCGGCGTTCTCGCATCTGAGAAAGGCAGCGGCGTGAACAAGTCCGAAGACAGGTTGATGCGTCGCGTTCAAGGCTATCACGACATCCGCATGGACGGGATGCTCGATCTCGTCATCCGCGCCAAGGGCGCGCGCGTCATGGATATCGGTTGCAATCGCGGACTGGTGGCCTTCGAGTTTGCAAACAACGGCGCAAAGCTGGTTCACGGCTGCGACAACTATCAGGAAGGCATCGGCGTCGCGCGGCACCTGTTCTGCGATCTGCGCAACGTCGAGAGCCGTTTCGAGTCCGTTGATCTGACGAAGGGTGTGGACTCGCTAAAGCCCTTCGCGGGGCAGGAATACGACATCACCGTGATGCTGGCGACCTACCACAAGATCAAGCGCCTGATGCCGGCGCCCAAACTGTCCGAACTGATGATCCACATCGGCCGCCAGACCAGGCAATACTTCGGGTGGCGCGGCACGTCAGAGGACGCCAGCGGCAACGAGGGTGAGATTCTCCAGCTTGAGAAGGACATGAAGGCCGCCGGGCTCAAGCTGATCCATCGTTCCTATATTTCCCAGCAGCTCGGCGTGGCCGCCATCTGGGGTCGCCTATGACGCGCGCGGCCTGGGACAGGGTGATGGATGCTCATTCGGGTATTGCGCTCGAATGGGGGCCGACGAATGTCGACCGCTTTCTGCTCGATCCAAAGCGCATCGCGTTCTTCATGTCACGCTACAAGTTCGCAGCCAAGATGCTGCATGGTTGCCGCGATATCATCGACGTGGGCTGTGGCGACGGCATGGGCACGCTGGCGCTGTTGAGTGACACCGGCGCGGAGCGTGTTCTCGGAATCGACTTCGAGGAAAAGTGCATCGAGCACGCGGTTGGTAAACTTCTAACCGCGTTGCGCGATGCGCGTCCCGGTGACGTGGAAAAGATCAGCTTCGCTTGCCGCGATTGGCTCGCCGGGAACGTCTACGCGACCGCGATCTGCGACGGCATCCTGTCGCTCGACGTGATCGAGCACATTGAGTCCGAGAGAGCGCCAGCCTTCCTCGCGCGCATTGCGGGATCGCTGCGCGACGGCGGCGTTGCGGTGATCGGTACGCCAAATATCGCGGCGGCGGAATTTGGTTCCGAACACAGCAAGATCGGACATATCAATCTTTATGACGCCGCTCGCTTGCGTGACGAGTTGAGGGTCGGATTCCGGCGCGTCTTCATGTTCTCGATGAACGATGAGGTCGTACATACCGGCTTCGACAAGATGGCTCACTATCTGATCGCGGTGTGTGTGAAGTGACTTCGCTGACGGTTGCTTCCGGACGGCGCGTCCTTCCTGATCTGCGGACCTGTTGCCGCTGTCCGGCGCCGATCGCTTACAAATCCTACTACTGCATCGAATGCCGCAAGAAGATTTCCCGCGAGTGGCGGGATCGGGAACTACAGCGCAAGGCCGCGATCTGGGACTCGCACCTCAAGTGAATTCGCCCTTCAATATCGCGGGCCGCGCCTTCGTGGTGACCGGCGGGGCGGGGCATCTTGGCAGCCGCATCTGCGTGGCGCTTGCCAACGCCAGGGCGTCGGTGTTGTGCCTGTCGTCGCGGCCCGGAAAGTTCGAAGGGCTCGTGCCATCCGGTGCCGGCATTGAATCCGTTTCATGTGAATTGTCCGACGAGGGCGTGGTCGAGAACGCAATCTTCAAGTTCTCGGAGAAGCATGGGCGGCTCGATGGGTTGGTGAATGCGGCGGTGCGGGCACCGCGCGGAATCAATCTCGATATGCCGGCCAAACAATTCGAAACCGCGCTGTCGGGAATTCTGACGCACTACTTCACGACTGCCCGCATCGTGACACACTACATGAACGCGGGCGGATCGATCGTGAATCTCGCCTCGATGTGGGGGCTGGTTGGTCCCGACGAGCGCATCTACCTCGATCTCAAGAATGAGCCTTCGGCGGCGATGGCGGCGGGCGCGGGCGGCATTCTCGGGTTGACCCGGTTTCTGGCGAGCGTGATGGCCAAGGATAATGTGCGGGTGAATGCGCTCGTGCCCGGCTGGTTTCCGAAAAAGCGCGGGCCTGAGCGGCCAGACTACATGAAAGAGATCACGACGCGCGTGCCGATGGGGCGCATCGGCCAGCCGGACGAGCTCGTGGGGGCGGTGTTGTTTCTTCTGTCGAGCGCCTCGTCCTACATGACCGGGCAGCAACTGGTCATCGACGGCGGCTACACGATCCGATGATCGCGCGTTTCGATCTGGCGCTGAATACAGCGAGTTTCGATTTCTTCACATGGCTGGTGCTGGCTGCCGCGAAGGGGGCGACCGAGGTTGTCTTCGGGATCGAGAAGATCAAGAAGGGGCGATGGCCGGAAGACGTAATCCGCAAGCGGTTTCATTCCATCATGGAGCCCGGCCCGGCGTTGCTTGGGATGCCTTACTGGATCGGCGCGGGCGGGATTCGACCGCATGGCCCCAGCCTGATCGAGTTGGTGAACTGGACGAAGGACGGAAAATCGTTCCCCCGGTTGCGGTCTGTGTTGCCGCCAAGGGATGTTGAGTACACGGTCACGCTGCGGCGCAATTCGTACAATCCGCACCGCAACTCGAACGAAGAGGCGTGGCGGACATTCGCGAAGGACATCGGCGCGCTCCTCATCGAGGATTATGACGTTAAGCCGATCCACCTGCACGAGCGCATGGCGTTATACGCAGGCGCGAAGATGAACTTCGGTGTGGTGACGGGTCCGCTGCACCTGTGCCTGCTCGCGGATTATCCGGTGATGCTGTTCTCCTGCAACAAGGAAGCGGAAGCCTATCGGCTGTCGGGAATCGAGCCCGGAACGAACTATCCCTGGGCCGGGCGCGATCAGATCGCGGTGTGGGAGTCGGATGATCTGCCGGCGATCCGCAGGAACTTCGAGGTTTGGAATGGCCGTCGCTGAAATCAAGATGTCGGAAGTCACTCACGGCATCACGCTTCGCGTTCGTGGCCTTTATGGCTTTGGTGTGAGATTGGCGATAGCGCGCGTTCTGTTCCGGTTGTGCGCGTACGTTGCGGGCGTGAATTTCGTTGTGGAGCAATCCATCACTGAAACGACCAAGCCCGGCGATGAGTGGCGAAGCTATCGCGCTGACAAGTGAATCGAGGCAATGACCGGCTTCGCGGCGCAATACGATCTATCCAAGCGCAACATCAGTTTCGACTTCTACGCCTGGCAGGCGCACGCGGTCATTCTCGGGGCAACCGAGATCGTGTTTCGCATGAGCGACGGTTACGGCAAGCACAAGCAAACCAAAAGGGAACTAAAGGCGCGCTACCGCAGCATCATCGCGCCGGGGCCTGCGATGCTTGGCCTGCCCTGCCGGGAGGGTGATGACGGAATCGAGTGCGCTGCGACGCACAAGCTCTATGGCATTCTCTGGACGCGGAAGTACGACTTCCCTCGTCTCAGGAGCGTGCTGCCGCCGGGCCGCGCGCGCTACACGGTGACGATGCGCAATGTGCCGATCCATAAGGAACGAAATTCGTCGCCGATGTGGCGCAAGTTCGCGGAGAAAATCGGCGCCGCGCTGATCGAGGATCATGCGGACAAGCCGATCGGATTGCACGAGCGCATGGCGCTCTATGCGGGCGCGAAGATGAATTTCGGCGTGGTCAACGGCCCGATGGGCATGCTGATGCTGTCGCAGTACCCGATGATGATGTGCGGCTGTGAGATCGCGGAATATGCCTGGAATAAGCATGGCGTCGCGCATGGCGATCAACTGCCGTGGTTTCTGCCGGGGCAATCGCTGATGTGGACAATCCCGACGCTGGACGACCTGTTGCGCATCGTTGATGGCATCGAGCGTGCGTCATGCTGACGGTCTGCACGTGGTTCTGGGGAAATAAATACGGCGTCGAGGATGTTCTGAAATTGCAGGCGGGCGTGCGCCGGCATCTGCGGCAGGAACATCGCTTCGTTGTCATCACGGACTTGCCGGGAAAATTCGAAGACACCAACGTTTGGGCGTGGTGCATGAATGAGGAAGACCGGCACCTCCTAGAGATCAAGGGCTGCTTCGTGCGGCTGCGGATGTTCGATCCGGTGTGGCAGGCGCAAAGGAAGATCACCGGCCGCGCCGTCTGCATCGATCTCGACACAGTGATCACCGGACCGCTCGATCCGCTGTTTGATCGGCCCGAGCCCTTCGTCATCCTGCAAGGCGCAAACGCATCGAATCCATGTCCCTACAACGGCTCGCTGTGGATGTTGCGGCCGGGTGTGAACGACCACGTGTGGTCAGAGTTTTCGCTGGAAGCGGCGAACAGGATTCCAAAGCACGAGTTCGCCGACGATCAGGGCTGGCTTTGGGTCAAGGCGCCGAATGCCGCTGCATGGAAGGCGGGCGTGAACGGCGTCTATGCATTCCAGAAACCGGGATGGCCGAAGGGTGAGGCGCTTCCTGTGGATGCGAGGATCGTGGTGTTTCCCGGCTGGCGCGATCCTTCGAAGTTCGTGCATCTGCCATGGGTAAGAGAGCATTGGTGTCAATGATCGACCCTGCGAAGGTTTGTCTCTACATCCCGCCCGGACTCAAAAGGTTTAAGCTCGATCTCTTCGAGAGGATCGGCGGCAAGATCGAGAAGGCGGGCGGCCGTGTGGTTCGGCACAAGGCGCATCTGCTCGATGAGTTGCCCAGGGAGATCACGCCGATCGTCGGCTGTATGCCGGACTGTGCTGAGCTGATCGAGAAATGGCGCAAGGAAAAGCGCCAGTGGATTTACTGGGACCGCGGCTATGCACGTCGTGTGTTTGCGACGTGGCTGCCGCGCGGCGAGAACGGCGGTTATTACCGTTGGCATATTGGCTCCTTCCAGATGCAAAGCGTCGCAGACGTATCAAGCGACCGATGGGATGCGCTCAAGATACCGATCAAGCCGTGGCGTCCGGGCGGCGACAAGATCGTGATCGCAGATACGCTTTCAGATTATTGGGACATGCGGGGACTGAAGGACTGGGCACAGAAGACTGCGCATGCGCTGCGGCAATACACGAAGCGCCCGATCATCGTGCGGCACAAGGAAAGCAAGATCCCGCTCGATCAGGAATTGTCCGACGCGCACTGTCTCGTCGCGCACGGTTCGATCGCGGCAGTCGAGTCCGCGATTATGGGGTGCCCGGTATTTTGCGACTCGTCCTGTGCGGCGGCCATCGTCGGGGAAACGGATTTTTCGCGCATCGATCACCCCCGGCGCCCGGAGCGCGACAAGTGGGCTCACGCGCTTGCTTACTGCCAGTTCAACGAACAGGAGCTGGTTGACGGAACGCTCTGGAAGCTGATCGCGTAAGGACGAGGGCAGAATGCGCGGCGGCCGCCTCGATCGACTGATCACGATACAGCGCAAGACGAGCACGCGCAGTGATTCCGGTGAGCCGCAGGAAAGCTGGGAGACTGTTGTGCTTCGCCGCAGGGCTGGCATGAAGCCCGTGCGCGGCGACGAGCAGTTCAACGTCGAGCAATTGGTAGCCAAGGAGCAGATCGAATTCACCGTGAGATATTCGGCGGATGTCGCGGCGCTCAGTCCGATGGATCGCATCATTCATCCAGCCCTGCCGGCGGACTCGCCACTCACGGAGCCACAAGAGCGCGCGATCCATGATGTCCAGGCCGTGCATGAAATCGGCCGCCGCGAAGGTCTTCGAATTCTCACGTTCCGGCGCCCGGATGTGGCCGCATCATGACCATCGCCGATATCAGGCCCGCGCTTACGGCTTACGTGGTTGCCGATGCCTCGATTAGTGGCGTGATCGGAACCAGGCAAGATGCCCGCATGTTTCCCGTCGTGCTTCCGCAGGGCGAGAAGCGGCCGAGCGTCGTTTACAGCAGAATATCGGGATTGTCCGATCATCACATGCAAGGCCCATCGGGCCTGTCGCGTCCGCGAATCCAGATCGACTGCTGGGCCGCAAAGGCCGACATCGCGGCCACGCTTTCGGATCTGGTCAAGGCGCGGATCGATGGCTTCAAGGGGGATATTCCCTACGGAGGCGACTCGCCGCAGGCGAGCGTTACCGTGCAGGGCATTTTTTTCGACAGCGAGCGCGAAGACTTCGATAACGAGTCGAAGCTCTACCGCGCCAGCCGCGACTATTTCATCTGGTTTGCTGAAAGATGACGAGGCGGACGTTCACCGTCGAGGGGCTTTCCGATCTCGACGAGGCTCTGAAAGAGTTTCCCAAAGCAACCGCGCGTGGCGTGCTTGTCCGGACTTTGACCAAGGAAGGCCGGGTCATCGCGGATGCCGGTGAATCTCTCGCACCGAAACTCACGGGCGGCCTGGCGGCCTCATACACGATCGGAACGAAACTCTCCAAGCGCCAGAAGCGGCAGAACGTCAAAGAGTCTGACGTCGAAGTTTATATCGGTCCCGGTCCCTCCGCGAAGTCGATCCAGACCGAATTCGGCAACGCCCATCAGGCTGCGCAACCGCATCTGCGTCCCGCCTGGGACGGCAATGTGATGAAAGTTCTCGACGGCATCACTAAAACACTTGCGGATGAAATCGAGAAAACACGCGCTCGTATAGCGCGCAAGGCCGAGCGTCTCGCGGCCAAGATGGGTCGGTGAATCGTTCCCTATCCCGCCGGGATCAAGTCGCGGGGACATCGCAAAGGAGAGAAGCCCCATGACGACCGAGGCATCAATTGGTTATGGCACGTTGTTCAAGACGGACAACGGAAACAGTCCCGCCGCGTGGGATACTCTGGCCGAGGTGACATCGATCTCGCCTCCGAAGATGTCGCGCGACAGCATCGATGCGACGCACGAGCAAAGCCCGAATGCGTGGCGCGAATTCATCGCCGGCCTCAAGGATGGCGGTGAGGTCAGTCTCGATCTCAATTTCATCCCAGGCGGCAGTGCTGCCGATGATCTGACGGCAGAGCTTGCGCTCGCCGGATCGGCCGCCACCAAGTCGCGGCTGATCGTGTTCCCCGATGGAAGCCAGTTCGAATTCGACGCCTTCCTGACGGGCTTTGAGCCCGACGCGCCGCTCGACGACAAGATGACCGGAACGGCGACCTTCAAGGTTACGGGTGAGCCGGTTTTGACTCAGTAAACGGTGATCCATGGCCAATCCGCACAAGAGGGGTGAAGTCGAGTTCGAGGTCGATGGCAAGCCTCACATTATGTCGTTTTCGGTTGATGCGCTTGCCGAGCTGGAAGAGGCGCTCGGTGGGAAGTCCATCAATGAGATTGGAGCGCAGATTCAAAATCCTGCGACGTTCAAGGTCGGCATCCTGCGCATGGTGTTCTGGGCTGGCCTGCTCGATTCTCATGAGGGGCAAATCACGCTGGACGAGTCCCGAAAAATATTCCGGCGGATGAAGCTTGGTGATGTCGTCGATGTTGTTGGCCGTGCGTTCGCGTTGGCTTTCCCCGAGGCCGCCAAGGACGCCGCGCCCGCCAGCCCTCAGCAGCCGGACGGGGCAGCGGCGAGTGGGACTGGCCCGGCCTCCTGATGGACTGGCAGGCGCTTGGCCTGTCAGAGGATGACTTCTGGCGCCGCACACCGCGCCAGATCATGCGGACCTTCGAGGCGTACGTTCGAAAGCAGCAACGCGAGCACAACGAGCGCATGTCGCTCGCCTGGCATATCGCGGCGCTGCCGCGCATGAAGACCTTCCCGAGTTCGCCACAGAAGCTTTTTGTCAAGATCAAAGACCCCAGGCGCCGACCGCGACAGACGCCCGAACAGATGCTCGCGATCGCCAAACAATGGGCGGTCTTTCTTGGCGGCAAGGTCGTCAAGAGACGAAAAAAGGAAGGTTGAGGCATGACGGTCGGCGCGGTCATCGGCGCATTGCGGGTTGTGATCGGCGCCGATAGTGCGGCGCTCACGACCGAGCTTGACCGCACGCGTGGGGCGCTCGCGGCGTTCGGCGCTGATGTAGCCAAGACCGGCGCGATGATCGGCGTCGCGATCACGGCCGCCTATGCGGCGGTCGGGCTGGGCGTGAATAACGCCATAAGCCAGATGGCTGAGTTTTCCAAGCAGTCGCAGAAGATCGGCGTCCCGGTCGAAACGCTTTCGGCCTTGAAACTGGCGGCCGATGAATCCGGCGTGAGCATGGAGCAGCTCACGAAGGGTGTCGGCAAATTGTCGAAGGCCATGGTGGAGGCCGCGTCAAAGCCGACATCGCAGGCGGCCGATGCGTTCAGGGCTTTGGGTGTGAGTGTCACCGACGCGGAGGGCAAAATTCGCCCGACGCAAGACATCATCACGTCGATCGCCGGAAAGTTCGAAGGATTGAAGGACGGCGCGGGCAAGACCGCCGTCTCGATCGCGCTGTTCGGCAAGTCCGGCGCCGAGATGATCCCCATGCTCAACATGGGCGCGGATGGTCTCGGCCGCATGATGGAGCAGGCCGCGAAATTCGGCATCGTGATCGATACGCAAACCGCGACCGCCGCGAAGCACTTCACCGATACGCTTGTGCAGTTGGGGGCGGCCAAGGATGGCATCATTGTCAAGCTGACGGAATATATGCTGCCGGCGCTTAAGGCGTTCGCCGATCGATTGCTCGAAACAGCATCGAGCACCGACAAGCAACAATCGAAGCTGTCCATTCTCAAGACCGGCTTCGATATCTTCGCGCGCGCGGTGTTATTGGTTGCGGATAACTTTCGCATCCTTCTGCAATTGGGTGCGGTCTTTGTCGGCGCGCAGATCGGTGCGGCCGTGATCTCGATGGGGTTGGCGTTCGTGCGGCTCGCGGCGGCGATCCGTGCGACCGGCATCGTGATGGCGGCCTTCGAGGCGATCCGCGGCCTGTCGATGCGCGGCATCCTGTTGATGGTCGGCATCGTCGCGCTGATGACTGGGCAGTTCGACAACCTGAAATCCGGGTTGAGCGATGTCACATCGAAGATCGAATCCGTCATGCCGAAGGGCGTGACGGAAGCCATTCATGGCGCGCTCGATCTGCTTGGCGTCGATCTCAAGGCGCTGGAAGCCGATCTGACGAAGGTCGGAACGACGACGGAGACGACGACCACAAAACAAAAGGAATTCAATTATCAATTGATGGGCGGCAAGGATGCTGTCGACAAGTTTATCAACTCACAGAACAAATCCATCGCTGCCCAAAATGCCGCCGCGCAGACGGAGGGTATGGCCGCTGGTAACAAGGAGCGCCTACGCGCCACGATGGAGGCGTATCAGGTCGCTGCGGCGAACAATATCCCGATCACTGATGCGCTACGACAGAAAATTTACGATCTCGGAATCGCGGCTCAGAATAGCGCGCTCCTGCTTCAGGGCGCGCAGCTCGTACAGTCGAACCTCACGCCCGCCGAACAGTTCCAACAATCGATGACGAATAACACGCTTGCGATGCAGGCGTTCGGCGCATCGGCGGAATCTATCGGCCGGATGCAAAAGAAGCTGGCCGAGGATTCCGGCACCGCCTGGAACGTCGCGGGTGCATCGATCGCTGGCAGCTTCGAGGATATCGCTGGCGCGTTCGGCAAGAACTCAAGCGCCATGGCGACGGCCGCGAAGGTCTTCGGCGCGATCCAGGCGACGATCTCAATGTTTACCGGCGCCGCCAAGGCGCTTGAATTGCCGTTCCCGGCAAACCTTGCGGCCATGGCCGTGGTGCTCGCCAAGGGTGCGGCATTCGTGGCCTCGATCAAGTCGACCGCGATCCCGAAATACAAGCAGGGCGCAGACTTCAAGGTTCCCGGCGGCCTGGGCGGCGGCGACAAGGTGCCGGTCTCGTTCATGGCCGAGCCGGGCGAACAGGTTACGGTGCGGTCAAACAACGATCGCGGCCGCAGTGGCGGCGGCGGAATGGTCAATATCATGCTTCAGGGCGACAACTTTAGTCGCCAGGGTGTCCGCGATCTCATCGGCAAGATCAACGAAGCGATCGGCGATGGCGCGCGGCTGAAGGTTGCGCCCGCATGATCGTCATTTCGCGCGCGCTCGCGCTCGCGGGCACGATCACCGATCCCGACAAGACGGTGATCGGCTGGCAGCAGCTTGTCACGGCGGCGAACATCGTCGCGGGCACGACGGCGACGGGCTTCCCTGCTTCCAATCTGGCCAATCCGGCAACGAATCTGAAATGGAAGGCGAACGACACAACCGAGCAGTATCTGACGATCACGCTCGATGCGCCGACGGCGGTCGATTATGTCGCCATCGCAACGCATAACCTCTTTACCGCGCAGATCCCGGTATCG